AGATGGCATTGAACAACGTTCTAGATGTATTAGACGAATATTGGGAATGATATTCCCTCATGTTTTAACATCTCTCCGATTAAATTCATTTTATCTACATATCTACTTCTGTAAGGTTCTTGCGAGTATGGTATGTAGTTTTTCTTTGTAACCTTATACTGCAAGAAAGTATAATCAAATTGATATCTATGACATAGACGATTGCTAGTGTCACCTATTCGTCTGTGTTGTACTATACTATTGTCAAATATTAATAAGTCGTCGTCATTTTCCCACCAGTAATCGTAAGTATAATTTGCCAAACCCCACTTTAAATCATTCAAGAATCTTACAGACTCTGATTTACTCATACCCTTGACACCTGTAACAGTATTGTATGGATAATGCAATCCTTTTATTCCTGCAGGACTCTCTATTACCAGAGGTATCTCTGTAGGTTCTGGACACATGTTCTTATATAAGAATAGATTCTCATCATCTACATTTATCTTACCTGTCTGAAAATCATGTGTGAGAACCATTTCATCTAATTCACTACGGAAACTCTCACTAAGACTGTAGTAGTATGGTGTGGTGACCATAAAACCTGTAGCACTGTTACACATGCCACGTTCACCCATCAATGCAACAGCAGGAGTAAATGCTATGTCTCCACTCTCATTACTATGCCATAGCAACTCACCATGACCAAAGAGTCCTTTACCATCACCACATACTCTAAGCATGTTGCCTGACTTTGGATTGTTACCACCAACTTTCCAAAATTCTAATATGATATTTTTGTCATGTTTGCTTACATCTGGACTTTCCAAGAGAGTTTTAAAATCACCCTCTGCCCATGGATATTTTGCAAACAACGTTGCTGCATAATTTTGTCTACTTCTGCCCCATTTTTTTATAACTTGATAGAATGATCTTTTATCTAAACCAGTCTTTCTGATAATCATGACAAGTTTTTCCATCTGTAACTTGCCAAGATCCATCCACTCCTGCCTAGACAGGTTTTTAAAATCTATGTTGTCAACAAATACACCATATCCTTCAAGATTGGGGATATCAGCTATGCGGATCATAGTATTTAATTAGTGCTCCTGCTGCAGCAATGAGTATTACAATGATAATAAGTGCGGTCATAATTAATCTTGGGGTAGGGAATCTATCATGTTATATACGTTTTCTTTTAATTTCTCATAAAACTGAGGTCCTATCTCATCTGGAGGCATGCCTAACATTTGTGCAGCATTTTTTACTTGATCTACAAGTTGTTTTGCATCAGGATCCTCAGATAAAATAACACGCATGTACATTGTCTGCTGAAGTTCAATCAAGCGAAGCATTTTAGTAAGTTGATCTCTTTTTTGTTCTACATTTAACATCAGACCCATGCGGTTGATGTCCATGTATAACTCTTGCATATCGTGCAATTCTTTTTGCACTACCTCCGACTGAAAGAAATTCATAGGTATTGTTGTTTGATGATACTCTTATATTTACCTTTATCTATGTGGATAAAGGGTTCGTATTTCACCACCCTGTTTCTGAGAGGTTTCCATACTATGTCCTCTTTGATGATCTTATCAAAGTTTCCAACAAACTGGAAGATCTTATTAAAGATTGCCAAAGTTTCTAAAGTTATTTTACCACCTAAGTGTGCTTTTAGCAACGGTGGGTGGACTCCATCTATTATAAACAAATTATCAAACCTTCGTGATATGTCATGTAGGGTCATTACGTCCTCTTTAAAATTGTATGACATCGACTGTTTTCTCTTGATATATTCTTTGTAGTTCTTAGCACCTTCTCTAACTAACGTGGCAGGATATACTTTATCTTCCACGATCATATTAGCTACGAAAAATTCTCGTAACTCATCCTCCTTGAAAGTTCTGGAAAGTTTCACAAAAAAGAATTTGTCTCTGCGACCATCAAATGAATGCTGCGATGCTTTTGCAGCATTACCATATTTGAAATAGTCAAATGAGTCTGTGGTGAAATGAAGTTTCAAAGAGAGATACATCTTGTATACCTCTATTCCACTCATAAGTTTAATATTGCCTTAGATGTTCTCTTCATGTAGTTTAGACGTTGTGCGTCAAACTTTAATTTCTCTTTTAATGGTTTAGATATCAACTTACTGATACCATCCATTTCTATATTTTTGTCTTCGCAAAACTGCACGATTGCTTCAATGTAGTTTAGATCAGAATCTTTTACAATCTTCTCTATCTCCACCGAAAACTTCGCTGCAGTCATAAAATTCTTTTCAAAGATCTCGTCAACTTTACCAGTCGCCATAATCACTCCTATAGGCGTCGATGTATTCTTTGAGTCTGCGAGCATACTTAAACTTGTCATAAATTTCAAATACTTGTGGTTCACCTGTCTCACAGGCAATAATGGTCACGAGTTTCTTGGGTGCTAATCCTGTTAACTCTTGAAACATTATAGCATATGCTGCCTCTTGTGCAAAGTAGTTGTCAATCCACTCTTCACGTTTATACTTAGTTGAAGTTTTGAAATCTATAATCGCTAACTCATTCTTGTATTCTGCAATACAATCGACTCTCCCTGCCATTTTTAGTAGTCTAGAGGATAATGGTGCTTCTAGGGCATGGATGTTGTCAATACTATCTAGGTAGGGTTTAATCTGGTAGAATAACCCCATAGATAGTGGATCATCAGCATACTTACTGATTGACTCATTACTAAGATATAATTCACATAGCTTGTGGCACTTATTGCCACGTGTAGATGCACGTTTAGATATTCTATTCGCTTCTTCTTCACCAACCTTGTTCCGCCACTCCATGATAGACTTCTTTTTAGAATGTCCTATCACAGTAGTAACAGAAGGGTAGTAGGATCCCTCTACGAGATACCTTCTACCCTCATTTGTTGTTGTTGCTTTTAGATTCGGAAACGAATGTATATTTAAGTGCTTAAATGCCAAGATTCAGTTTGCTTATAAGATAAGATTTCACCAGACCAGATCTTACGATATCGTCTATGCCAAATTCAATACTTTCAAATTCATCCATATCATCAATGATACGTTTGAAATCCATAATACCAGTTTTTTCATGTGTTTTGATAAGATCACTCTGTGCAGCATCGCCCGCAAAGATTATCTTACTGTTTACACCTAATCTAGTTATTATACTATCTAATTCGTGAAAATTCAAGTTTTCAGATTCATCTACTAATATAACTGCATTATCTATGGTAGTTCCACGAATGAAACTTGTAGACCAGAATGATATAGTGTCTTGCTGTTTTAAATTAGCATAGAGCATTTCAAATGATGGATCATCAGGCATTTCAAACATATATCTTACCATGTTCTTATATGGTATCTGATATAGGTTTGCCTTGTCCTCATGGTCGCCAGGCAAGAAACCAATCTCTCTTGTTGGAACTAATGACCTCACAATATAAAGCTTATTGTATGGTGTAGTCTCATCGAGGATGCTCCTGAGTGCAAGATATAAGGTAATGAATGATTTACCTGTTCCTGCTGCACCAAATAGAAATAGATGCTTATTATTCTGCCATGCCTCATACACCTTCTCTTGTGATGGTGTAAGAGGTTTGATTTCTAATAAGTGGTCTGCTCCTATAGGTTTGCGTCTCATTTGTCTGGTCGATAGTCCAACCATAGTTGGTTGCTTTTTGCTTTTTACGGGCATACTAGAGTTTGTCGAATTTAGCGTATGGGTGGTGTTTCTTCACGTTGTTCAAACGATCCTTGAAACCTTGGGGAAGTTTGTTTTGATAATCACCAACTTCACTGACTGCGGATGCTACTCCTGCTTGCCAGTTCTTTTCCCAGTCGGGATTCTCTCCTCTCCATTTCTCATATGCAGATATGGTGAGATTGAGTTCCTTCTCTTCACCTGTTTGATAATTTTTTACTGAATACTGTGGCATAATACTAAATCCAATCCAATGCTTTTGATACAACTGGGAATTCATTCTTAAAAATGTCCCTGCATCCTTCGGCAATCTCCATGTGTTCTTTTTGCGTCCCGTGTGCAGATCTTAATTCTATATAGTGGATCCATGACCGAACACTACCTGTCATGTATATCCTTGTTGGTGTTGCTAACGGGAGAACAAATCTCGCACATTCCTTCGCAACACCCTCACGTATGAGTTCGTTGTAGAGATCAAGTCCCTCAGCGAAATACCTCGAAATCTGCCCTTGTAATGCCTTTTTCTGTTCATCTGGTATGTTGTCAATACTGTTTTGTCTATTCTTACTGTCCTGACTACGTAACTCAGGAACCTCAATCTTACCTAACATGTTAGTGTTAGCATATCTCTGTGAAAACTCCTGATATGTAAATGATCTGTGTCTTAATATCTGTGCTGCTATACCTCTAGTCGTTTCAATCTCCAGAGTCATGTGTGCTTGCTCGAAGACCGACCAATGCTGATGCTTTATACAATATCCTAGTAAACCACTTACGTTCGGATTGTCTTGGTTGTTCGGATTGCTTACTCTTGCCACGTAACCCATCTGCTTTTCTGCTTCTGGTGTTACTGTTATCAGTTTTACGTTCATCTTGTTTTTTAATCATTTTTGCATACCATGCTTCTTGCTTGGTATACCAGTCAGGGTGTTTCTTTGCTCGTTTTATTAATTTTTTTGCTGCTTTCTTGTTGCTGAAATCTTTCATGGTGGAATTTAAACCCTTTCCATTCGTTTAAAACCTCATCAGCTCGTTTGGGGTATGTGAAATGAGAGTTATAGTAACTAACAAAAGAACGCATAGTGCTGTTAAAAGACGTCCGTTCATACATCCTCAACAAGTCGAGTAGGTCTATATTACTATTTATTCGTGTGATCATATAGGGCATCAAAGATTTCGTCGGCAAGTTCGTCGAGGTCAGTCGTTTCTGAATTGAATTTGAAATCATCAGGTTTTTTGTTTAGTGCCTGACCCGCTAGTTTTGAGATATGATTTTTTATCGAAGAGGGGTGGAGAAATTCCTCCGTTACACCATCCGATATTTTTGATTCGTTTTCCATCTCTGAGTTTGTCATAGTAGCAGTTAAATACGTCCATTTTCACACCCATTACGACATCATAATGTGGTACATCATCTTCAAGATAGGTGACAATCCATGCATTTGTAGGCAATTTCTTGTCCTCTGCCTTGTCTTTAGAGCAGTCAATATGTAAGAAGGTAAGTTGATACTTGTCGGCAACTTCTTCTATTTCCTGATTACCCTCCCAGATCATCCTCTGTTGCCCCATTGGATTGCAGGGAATGCTTCTTCGACAACTGCCTTAGTTACACGATACTTAGATTGTATGTCTTTATTACATGCAGATACAAGGAGGTTTGCCTCATCCTCATGTAGACCCTCTAGGAGTTGCACAAACAACTGTTCACGTCTCATACCCTTCAGAGTGCTGTCTCCGCC